GAAAGCGTGAAGGGCCGCACGCAGCGGCCACCTTCGGAACACCCGCTCCGCTCGATCATGGTCGCAGCCTGCAACCTCGACCACGAGCGTGGTCCACGGGCCATAGGGTCCTTCGACTTCCTTGGTGGTGCGGGCCTTCCTCTCGGGCGTCAGGACTTCCTGGTACTCCACAAAGAGGTCAGCCCGGACTCGAAAAAAGCGATTAGCGTGGTGAGTAGGTAGCCGAAGATCACTTCCTTGTCCTCGTCGCTCGTGAGATCGCCCAGATGTCGGGCGGTCTCTTGAGCCACCTTCGGCGACCACACCGTATCCTTCGGAACCAACACCCCCCCCATGAACAGGAGGGCCGAATCGCTGCTCATCAGCTGGAACATGAAGCGCTTCGCCCAATCCTCTGGGCGCTCGCCTTCCCTCAACTCAACCTCGCCGAGTCCAGCCTCCTTCACCCTCCCCATGATCCAGCAGTCGTGCCTGACGGTGGGGTTCTGCACGGGGATATACGTCACCCCACCGATGACACGGCCCCGGCTCATGACGTCGGGATCAAGGTCTTGGTGTAGTACGGCGACGTCGCGTGATTCGTGGCGTCGTTCATCACGGTCGCCTTGAGCTTGGGCGAAGCGTAGTCCTCGGAGATGAGACCGAGCGCACCGTCCGGCGTCATGATGACCTTCCAGCACTCGACGTGGTAGTTCGGCCCGGCCAGCGAATCGCCGATGTAGACGAGCTTGCCGTAGATCGTGGAATGCGTGCCCGCGAGGATCTGCGAATAGGTCTTCGCGGTCTTGGTGTAGGCGCAGGTGATCGTGGTGTCGCCAGCAACCACGCCCCCAGGACCGCCAGTGATGAGCAGCACGCGGCCGTTCACCAGGTCCACGAGGTAGTCCGTGGTGATCGTGAGCTCGGTCACACCCTTGCTGATGACGAACAAACTGCAGGCACGGTTGGCGAGCTTGTACCACCGATCCATCTGGATGCCCGGGGCCGCCGCGTAGCCGATGACTTCGCCGGTCACGGAACCAGCGCCCTGCACGAGCGAATACGTGCTTCCCAGGAGCGCCAGGGCGACATTCTCCGCGCTGATCTCGGAGAACTGAATGCTGACCTCGTGGGTCTGGCGCGTGACCGCCCGCGACAGCAGACCGCCAGCGACGTCGGCAGAGGAATACTTCTCCTTGGTCTCGACAGCCGGCGTGATCTCGAACAGATCGCAGTCCCCGAGGTAGCGCTCGCCGGAGGACTTCAGGGATGCGTCGAACCGATCAAAGTAGACCTTTCCACGACCGAGCAGGACCTGGGTCCCATCGGAGTTCACACCACCAGCCATGACGCTCCTCCTGATCCGGGCGTCGCCGCCCTGTTAGACTGCTACCCAACGCTGGCTGCGTCGCCCACCTTCTGCTGGTACAGCACGTCGAAGTGAACCGTCGCCAGAATGTAGGGCCGGTCCTTCGACACCATCTCCAGGATCGTCCCGGTCTCCACCGCCTCCCGCACCGCCCCGTCGAGTACCACGCCGTCCAGGGCTCGAGCCCATGCCACATAGGGAGCCACCGCCGCGTAGCACGTCACGGTCGTCGTGCCCGCGCCCCGGCACTCCACCTCGAGCTTGGCCGTTCGCAGGTTCACGGAGCCCCGCGGGGCCCCGGTATTCCGATGGGCCGAGTCCTCCGTGATGTAGACGCGCAGGCTCGGGAACGGAGCATCCAGGCCCGAGCCCAGCAGGGCCGTGGCCCCCGTAGGCTTGAGCGTGCTTGCCCCGAGCTTCACCAGGGCGTCCGCAAGGATGCGGCCCCAGAGGTCGGCCACGCTAGGTTCCCTTCACCGCGCAGGAGACGACCGTGAGGGCCCCGTCCCCAATCGCGTTGATGTCCCGTACCACGAACGTCGTCCCGTCCACCACGATATCGGCCCCGACGACCAGGAGGACACCGAGCGTTCCCGTGAGCACGGTTGCGCTGATGTCCTCCCCGGCCGATGTCGATCCAGCCCCGGGAACCACCTCGACGTCTGGGCAATCCACCATCCCGTACGTCGAGACCAGGGAACCGCCCGTCCCGACCGACACCACCTTCCCCATCGCCCTGATCATCGGGGCGAAGTCGGAAGCGCGGTAGAAGGTCAGGGCCACGACGTCTCCTGCTAGATGTACTTCTTGAAGTAGTGCGCCTCGGCCGACACGACGAACGACGGGGTGCTGGTGCCGTTGATCACGCCGTTCACGGCGATGAACTTCTTGAGCTTCGACTTGTCCACCGTGAACTCCAGGTCCGTGGACGCAGCCGCCGTCCCGGTCACACCCGTCACATCCTCGTACGAGCCCCCGACCGTGTCGCAGGTCTGGAGCTTGAGGAGCATGGTGGGCGAGCTGCCCAGGTACGACATCGCCTTGAGCGTGACGGTGATGAGCCCGCACGCCTCGGTGATGTCGATGCCGGTCGAATCGAAGTTCGCGGTCTTGAGAGCCTGCGCCTGGAGAACCTTCCGGGTGCAGTAGGACAGCGCCCTGCTCAGAGAGGACATGATCTACCCCTTCACCCCAGCACGACGCGACATGACGGGGTCACCGCTGGTCTGCTCGTGGCCAGCAACGCTGGTCGGAGGAACCGGATGGTCCGGGCCCTCCCCCAGGGGCTGCGCGTAGCCCATGCTGATCTTCCGCTGTGCCTCTAGCGGGTGAAGCTCCTCGGAGACGGTGCCGGCTGTGGCTTCCTTCCCGGCTCCAAGCAGGTGACTCTTGACCCAGCGAACCTTCATGTCAGGGACTCCCATGAGGACCTGCCCCGGGCGGCAGATCGCTCCACCGCCCGAGGCCGGGATTGAGGACTACGACGTGATCGTGAGGACTCCGACGTTGAACGCGCTCCCGTGACGGATCACCGCATCCATGAGCTGGAAGCTGGCAACCTCCACGAGGGCCTTCTTCTTCGAGGTGAACGGGTCGACGACGAGCTCGAGCGCACCCCAGCTGCCGATGATCTGCTGGCTGAAATCGCCACAGACGATGCCGTGCAGCGCACCGCCCGAGGGGACCGCGACCGAGGTCATGGCCTTGAGGATCTGGTTCGTCGCCGTGGCTCGGTAGCCGACCATCTGCCCATCGGTGACGGTGCCGTCCCACAGGTAGCCGTACCCCGCCACGCTGTCCTTGAGCGTGAACATGAACATCCCCGCCGCCTCGGGAGTCGTGATCCAGCCGAGGCTCTCGGTCGGGGCGTTGACACCCGCCATGCCCGAGATGACCTTGACCAGCGACTTCCAGGTGGGCGGTGCGGAGACTGCCGCGGTGAGCACGTCGGGCGAGTTGAAGATGCCCAGCGGCTGCCCGCTGCCCCCGGTGCCGTGCAGGCACGCGAGGTCGATGGCCAGCGAGTGCCCGATGGCCATCTCGTCGCGGACCATGCTCTCGACGTCGAACCCACCGCTCGGGGCCTGGGCCAGGAGCTGGCGGGAGTAGGAGGTCGCACCCATGAGCGACTTCGGCTGGAGCTGCACCATGCCCAGCGTCATGTCGCTCTCGGCCACGTTTGCAGCCGGATCCTCGGCGGTCCAGTAGAAGGTCATGCCGCCCGTCTTCCGGGGGAACACGACCGGGCCCGTCAGACCCGTGAGCATCCGCGCACCCATGCGGAGGACGGCGGTGCGGTTCCGCAGCAGCTCGATCAACTCGCCCTGCTGATCCCACACCATCTCCGCACCCTTGGTCGCCGTGGTGCTGACCAGGGAGCGCTTCGCCCGGCCGTCCCCGACCCGCAGGGGCACCAGGATGCCGCCCTTGCGCTCGAAGTTGACCGGGAGCTTCTTCTCCAGCTCGCGGTGCACGTCCCACTCGAGCCCCTCGGGCTTGAGCGCCAGGTCGTCGCTGCCCCGCGGATTGAGCCCCGCGCCGATGGCGATGGCGCGAGCGTAGGAGTACTCACGCTGCTCCTTCGCGTTCAGGCCGATCTCGGCCCCCGGCTGGGCCCTGCCGAGCGTGCCCTTCTCGCGGAGCAGACGCATGGCGTACTCGCCAGGCGTGATGCCTTCCTGGACCCACTCGCGCTTGACGGCCACGCCGTTGCCCGAGCAGAAGTCCATGATCTCCGCGATCTCGGCGTTGCGGTCGCGCTTCTCGCCAGCGTCGGCAGCCGCACGCTCGGCATACGCGACCTCCGCGGGACTCGCCTCGGGCCGCTGGTCGGTGTCGTCCACCTCCGCGAGCCGCCCGTTCACCAGAACCTTCTTCATCTGTGCCCCTCCATTCGCGAGCGGACTGACCACCACCGCCGCAGTTCGCGCCCCGCCCGACGTGGGCTCGGCGTCCTCGGTCTCGACGGGAACAAACCCGACAGACCCATTCGCCCTTCCCACGCCCACGGAAGTGTCGGCAGGGATCGGGACGCTACTCGCTTCGCACGGCTCCCACAGCGTCGCACGCCACAGATCACCGAGTTCGACATCCTCCTCGATGAGCTTCCACCGCTTGACGACGTACCCGACTGAGACGTTGCGGCGGATCTTGGTCACCGCCATGTCGCGGTACGCCTGGTCCGCCTCGGGGCTGTCCCCGTAGTGAACATCGGCCCGCAGGACACGGTCCCCGTCCAGGGTCGCGTCCTCCAGGTTGCCGATCATCGTGCGGGTGTCGTGATCGAGCAGGAACGGGGCTGAGCCCGACTTGAGACGCCCCATCTGCACCGATCCAGGAGCGTGATCCAGCACCTCGCGCCACGCCATGCCGTAGAAGTTCCGCTCCACGACGTTCTCGCTCGAGATGGCGATCCGCACGCGAGGCTTCTCGCTCTCGGCGCGTGCCTCCACCACCTCGACCGGGCACTCCATGTAGCGCATCTCGGTGAGGACGCCGCCCGGGAACTGCTTTCGCTTCATGTCGCCTCCTACGCCGCCTTGAAGGTCGCGACGCCAATAGCCCATTGGGTCCTATCCATCCCGGTCTTTGCCGCCGTTGCTGTTGCCGCCGTTGTCTGAACGTAGAACCCCTCGGCCACCGTGAATCCAGCATCCTCAAAGTCTCCACCGATTCGCTGCCCGGCCTCCATCGGCGAGGCCCACGTTCCGGCCGGAGGACTGCCGGTCCACCACTCCTCTGTGACCAGCAACCCGACGACATACTCATGCGCCTGCGAGGTGGTGGCGGTCGCGCCGGTGCTCGGCGCGTTGCTGTGGTCTGCAGCGCCCTTGTGGCGGTCCAGCGGCGAGGTGGCCGCCAGACCAGACACCGCTGACAGCATCATGAGGCACGGAGTTTCATGCGCCCGTTGATCGTTTTCAAAGAAGTCGATCCGCACGGTCCCGTTCACGATTTCGGTCGGACAATGGCGGTAGACCATGAACCCGATACTTAAATTTGCCGTCTCAATCTCTGTATTCATTGGGTCGAACGGCTCTCTATTCATTGGGTCGAACGGGACAATCGCGAAGTCGGCAGTCCCGTTGAGTGCTATACAGCTCACATCGAATGAAAGTTCTCGCATAGTGAATGACCCGACCGCCACGAACAGGTACGACCCCGCCGCGACGTTTACGCCGGTCTTGGTGAGGACCAGCCCTTGCCCCACCGCCGTCCCTAGCGCGGTGCGAACGATGGTCTCGGCTGGCGGTGGAGAACTTCCCCCCGCCCGTTGCGAGAACAGCATTGGTAGCATCACGGCCTCGACTACTGCCCGGCCAGGATGAGCGTGGCCGTCGTGAGCGTGGCGAGAACGTGCGTGAACCGCCCCCACAGAACCGTCCCCACCGGAACCGCCTTGAAGACCACGGTCGTTCCGGCCAGCGTGATCACCTGCACGTCACCAGCCCCTCCGATGTAAAGACAGACAGCCGGGGACGCGAGCGCCGAAGCTCCTGGCGTCACTGCAATGAAATCGTCGGGCGGGTAGAGCAGGCTGCCCGTAGAGCGCGAATACTCCTCTGCGTGTCGATCAGCCATCACGACCTCCCTGACTCGCGGGCAAGACGCGCCACGAGATGATCGCGGGACTCACCAGGGACGGCCCCGTTGCCGTTCGACTTGGCCTTCCCGTTGCCATTGGCGACAGCGTCCTCGCCATCGCCCACCTTCGTGCCCGCCGCTGGTTCCTCCGCGTTGGGATCGAGCGCCGGATCGCCAGCGCCGGCCTGCGAGCCACCGCTGATGTCCACGCCCATCTCCCTGGCGTACTCCTGCTCCTCGGCCAGCCGGTCGATCACTTCCTCGAAGTCCTCGCCCTGCTCCGCGAGCGCCGCGGTGCGCGTTCCCAGACCCGCGCTGACCTCGAGCACCGTGGCGGTGTTGTCCTTGAGCGGATCGACCCACGGCCAGCCGCGAGCACCCCAGCGGACGTCCAGGTACTTGCGCGGATCCCGCGAGTCCAGTCTCAGCCCGCCCGAAAGCAAGGCGTTGGCCAGCCACTTCTGGTAGACCCGCTGCAGGAAGGCGGTCGCCCACCACTCCTGCAGGGTGCGCCACAGGTCGCGCTCGATGAGCAGCCCGGAGCGCATGCTCGAGTAATTCACGCCCTCGAGGTCCGAGCACAGAGCGTTGTAGGACACGCCGAGCGCCGAGGCCACCTTGCGGAGCATCGACTTCTGAAACGCCGGGAAGGCGTTGGTCGGATGCTGCGGATCCCAGGCCGAGAACTCCCAGCCCATCGGCAGCTTCTCCATCTGCCCCGGATTCGCCTCCATGAAGATCTCGGCGTTCGGGTCGGCGGACACCGCCTCGCCGTCCTCGTTGGCCTTGTTGACGAAGAAGCCCATCTTCGAGGCGGCAATCCGAGCCGCCACGAGTTCGGCCTCCTCGTAGCCGTCCAGCATCCTGAGCGCGATCATGGCCGGAAGGAGTTCGGTCACACCCCGAGACTGGTTCACCCGCTTCGGCCGGTAGAGGTGGATGATCTCCTCGGCCGGGATGCGGACCCGGGTGCGGTCGCCGCCCTGCTTGTAGTAGTCCTCGAAGACGTGGTAGGCGACCGGCCGCCCGTAGCGATCCACCTCGACGCCCTGCCGGATCTCGTTCCCCCCGGTCGCGGCCGGTGCCAGGCTCAGGGTCTCATCCACGAGGTCGGCGTCGATGGCCTCGAGCGCCAGGCCGAACGGGAACTCCGGCCCGGTCCATAGGCGGACGAAGATCTCGCCGTCCCGCCGCTGCGTCCGCAGGAGCTGGTGGGAGAACTCGGTGAGCGAGAACTTCCCGTCGAGCGTCGGGGCCTGAGCCCACGTCTCCCAGCCCTTGTGGATCTTCTTGTTGAGAGGGGCGGCCAGACTGTCGTCGTTGTTGCGGACGCGGGCCTGATGCCGAAAGCCGGTCGAGCCGATCACGTTCACGCACGCGAGGTTCAGATAGGAGGCCGCCCACGAATTGTTGCTCTCCAGGTCACGGGCCCGGGCCCGAAGTCGCCGGATCGTCCCGCGGGTCGCGTCGTCGGGGGACATGCACCACGCGATCCAGTCCATCGTCAGCCGCGAGAGGTCCGCGCCGCGGGGCCCGCCCAGCCCGCCACCGGCCGGGAAGTCCTTGAGCGTCCACTGCTGCTCGCGCTGCTTGGCCGCCCGCCGCTCGCCCCGCATGTGCCGCACGGTCGCGGCCGCGCAGGACCGGGCACAGTCCTCGTAGGACATCCGCATCGGTACCAGGGCCGTGGTCTTGCTCATGAGGAGAGCCCCGTCCCGGTGAACATGAAGTTCACCGTGGTTGAGAACTTGCCGCCGCGCCGCAACGAAGCGAGTTCAGACTTGAGCAGGGAGCGAAGCCGGATCTTCTCGATCAACGAGTAGCGCGACAGCGAGCGCCCCTGGATCGTGTAACCCTGGACGTCGTCCGTGGTGTTGCCGGCGATGCTGGCCTCGAGCAACGCGAGGGTCTTCTCGCACCACGCCTGCATGGTGCCAGCCGTCGCGGTCATGATGTTCGGCGAGATCGACACCCGGCCCGAGGCCACCGGGACCACCTGGGTGCCCTTGGTGGCGACCTCGGCCCACTCGTAGACGCCGGCGATGGCGGCCGCAGTCGTCGCCGCCAGCAGGCTCACGAGCCACGCCCCGCTGTCGTTGGTCGCGGTCGTCGCCGCTACGGTCGAGGCCCCGGCGAGGTAGAGCTTCAACGTCCAGCCGTCAGCCGGCGCGTAGTCGGACAGGGTCTTGCGGTAGGTCACATCCGTCCCAGCCGGGAAGGAATCGGGCATTGCCTCGAGGATCGGTGCGCTCATGGCCGGGAAGGTCTGCCAAGAAACTGACCAGCGCAACGGAACATTCAGTGGAAGGAAACACACCCTGGGGACCAAGGATGGCCCCTGGAGCCCCGAGGCCCCCGACACGGCTG